ATACTGTATTTATACTCCAGCATACACATACAGGTACCTGTAGAGGTAGTGTTGTGTGATATTATGATAGGTGATAGGTGATAGGTGATAGGTGATAGGTGATAGGTGATAGTTGGAGTAGTGGAGTAGTGGAATATGTCGCGGGAGGGATTTTTGGTTTGGTTTGGTTTGGTTTGTTTTGTTTTGGTTTGGGTGGGTTTTTTTTTATGTATTGTAGTACAGTAGGAAGTTCCTACAGTGGTATTTGTATTTGGTGGAAATATTGTTTGGTTTTCTCGTATGTGTGTCTTGGTGCATTCTCGTACCATGTATATACCGGTATATATATTGCACCTCTGAAGGGGTTGGACTAATCCATGTCCAGTACACAAAACACATACGGTCAAGAAATTAGGAACAAGACTTAAAGGCATGGTCAAGAAATTGGGAAGCAAAGCTAATCTCAACACATTACACACGCACTTTGTGTACACACACAAATGCAATTTTCACACAAAACAAAGGGTGGAAATAGGTTCCGATGGCGAAGTCGTACAGCACACAGCCGCTGCTTCGCGGCAAGTCCTCCCTGAGGCTAGCGCAGGTGTGTATGCTTTTGGGTCTTGCAAAACAATGTGGTAGCCGACTACAACATAACACACACTCGCACGCACGCACGCCCTCACTCACACACACAGCAAGATCTCAAAGACCTGGAGGATATTGCAAATTTAGCCGCCTCCGCGTCTTCCAAAGATAAATTCATTGAGCCTAATAAGGTCATAAGCGTGTGCGTGCGTGCGCGTCATGCGCGTCATGCCTGCGCGTCATGCGTCTTCCGAGAAGTTCTTGTATCCAATACCTTTCGTGGTTTCATTCGCTGCATTTTTTCACGACCCATCCCAAACCCCATACACACACACATACATACCCACATATATATACCCATATATAGGTGGTGAAGGCTGTCAGTTGTCATCACCTCACTCGGCCTTTGCTCGTGACCGACGAAAACTGCCCGGAGGAGGTCAGCATCCAACTCTGACCTTAACCCTAATGCACACTACGCAAGCAACATCCCTAACCCAACCCTCACCCTAAGCATAAGCATACACATACACATACACATACATACACAGTACACATACATATATACATACCCATAACACCAACCCTAAACCTTAACCTAACACTACCACTAACCCTAACTATAACACTAACCCTAATCCCTAACCCTAATCCCTAACCCTAACACTAACCCTAAACCCTCACGTCATGGTAGGTGGACAAAGTGCTGGTGGTGGTGGAAGCGAGGTACCGTAGACAACATGGCGCCAATACTAACCCTAACCTGCACAACCCTAACCCTAACACTACCCTAACCCCAACCCTAACCCCAATCCTGACCCTAAACTTAAACCTAAACCTAAACCTAACCCTAACCCTAACCCCAATCCTGACCCTGAACCTAAACCTAAACCTAAACCTAGGTCTCACCTTAAACTTTCGAAACCTAACCCCAAACCCAACCATAACCCCTCTCCCGTAACATCCACACTACCAACATCAACTATACACATATTGACCCCACCACCGACACACGCACTCACATACACACATACACACATACACACCCATACACACATACACCCATACACCCATACACACATACACACATGCACACATACACCCATACACACATACACACATACACCCGTACACATACACCCATACACACATACACCCGTACACCCATACACCCATACACCCATACACACATGCACCCATACACACATACACACATACACATACACATACACACATACACCCATACACACATACACGCATACACACATACACCCATACACACATACACCCATACACATACACCCATACACCATACACACATACACACATACACCCATACACACACACCCATACACATACACCCATACACCCACACTAACCCTAAACCCTCACGTCATGGTAGGTGGAAGACAGTCGAGCTCTAAGTTGAGACCAGTGCCGTCTTTAGTTGGGAATCCAGCTCCAATTGTAATCCAGTTGGTGCCTTCTTTTTCCTCGGTATTGTAAGCGTGACCGATAACACATACATCATATACTTTAGCTTTCGCCATGTTATATCTCCATTGTTAAACAAACGAGCGAGATAATAAAACTCCCCACTCACAATACCCTGTATCCTTGACGAGGAACGAGGAAAGAAAAAAAGCCAAAACAAGGTTCCAATGGCCGGATTCGGTACGAGCTGTTCTGGAGAGTAGAAAAGGGGTTGGGGTGGCAAATAATGACTAATAGGTAAACACCGTGTGAGCGATATATTTAAAAATTTTCAAATAATTTTTTTTATGATATGGTTTTGGCATGGGGACAAGGACCTGTACGGATTGTAAAAAGGAATTACTATTAGAAGAGTTTGAAGTTCTCAATGGCAAATGGAAAAGGTCCATCTGCAGAAAGTGCAGAACAGTAGAACAAAACAAAAATAGGAGTAAAACACCAAAAGCTTATTTATCTCACCTTTGTGCACAGTTGAAATACTCTAGAAATAAGCAAAATCCAGAGATGGAATGGGCCATCGACCCTGGGCATTTGATAAAGTTATGGAAGCAACAAAAAGGGCGTTGTGCCCTTAGTGGTCATTACATGACCCATATTAAGGATGGCAGTGGTGTACATGACTTTAATGTCTCAATAGACAGAATTAACCCTAACCTACATTACATACCAGGGAACATTCAACTTGTGTGTCATCGGGCAAATATAATGAAACATACCCTAACTCAGGACATGTTTTGGCACTGGTGTAAGAATATAGTTACTACTATGGAGGATATTTGATAACATTGTGGAGATGAAAGAAGGAATCTTGCGTTCGGTTCAGAAAAAGCTTATAGCAGACATATCCAATTACGATACGAACCTAGAAATTTTATTAACTAAAAGTGTCGGTATAGGGGAGCACTCTGATATAACATCTGAAGTGGAACAGTGGATAAAGAAAATCGGTGAGGCTAAGGAGGCCGTATCCGTTATTGACGAAAAACTTAATTCGGAATAATTATGTCGGATTCTGAGAGGGCTGAACTTCAGTCACACTACCCTTATATGGGGTTAAACTTAAATGAACTTAGCGTTCAAGAAGAACGATTAATATTGTACCATCTCAAAGGTATGACTAAAGCTGCTGCTGGACGCGCAGCTGGATACTTAAACATGGAGCATGTCTATGACATATTTAAAAAACCAAAAATTATTCAGGCGGTTAATTACCTACGTGAAGAAAGTAGGCGCGAGTTTAGCTTTGATAAGGGAACCGCCACCTCAATGTATCTCGAAGCCCACCGAAAATCCGCTAACGCTACGGAAGAAAAAAATATTATTGACTCATTATGTAAACTCCATGGACTCTTTGCCCCAGAAACCGCCACCCAAATAAATATAATTAATGGTGAGCAGGTGGAGCGACTAGAGAATTTATCAGATGCGGAGCTGTTGAAAATAGCTGGGGATGATACTAAGTACTTGGAGCCTGCCAGATGAGTAGTTTAGGAGAAGTTAATCAAGAGGTATTACGTACGTTGGCAGGTTTAAGAAATAACCTTGAAAGAGATAAAGAACTTACTGAGGAGCAAACAAAACTTTTAAAAACAGGAATTGGTTTACCTGGTAATAGACAAGAGCTTTGGCCGGAATATTATTTTGAACCTGGACTAGGGAACGTAGCTCCTATAATTGAGTTTGGGTTTGGGTTGGGTGCTAAGGTTGGAACAAGTGCCATAACTAAAAGTAAAATGTATTCTGATAAAGTTGTGGATAAATGGACCAAATTTAGAACCCCCGATAAGGTATATCATGGTGGTCCACCAAATCTATCTACAATTAAGACACCATATGATAGGGCTCTTAAAGCAGGGGAACCAACTAGAAAAAATGCCGGGCTTGCAGCTGATAAATCTTTACAAGCTGGGACTTATACTGGTGCAAAAGTTAAGGAAGTGACTGGATACGCGAAGGGGGATCTGCAATTTAAAACTATACCAGGAACAAGACCTTCAACTATTGTTAAGCCGGGGTCAAGGGGGTCGGGGCTTTATGAAATAGATATTTCAGATGCTTCTAAAGTATATAATTTTGATAAGCCCTCAAAATATATGCGGGGAGAGATTAAGAAAGAGATGAAATTATTAAAATCACAGGGTAAAAGATATGGAGATGAGTGGAGGGGTATGGAGCATTTGTTACAGGGTGCAGATTGGCAGGCTTATAATATTGCCCCATACACGAGAGAGTTTTTAGAGAAGAAGGGGTATCAAGCATGGAAACATTTAGAGGCTGGTAAACGACCACGTGTAGTTATTTTTAGACCAGAGAAATTTAAAATTAAAGAGTTAGATAAACTACCAGGCACAGAAGTAGTTAAGTCAATAGATGAGATTAAAGGTATTGAGAAAGCAAAAAAGGTGAGTGAGGCGCGTAGGTTAAAACTGGATGCTAAGGCTAAGAAAAAGAGGTTAAAGAATCCTATGGCGTATAAAAAATGAGTGCAGTCCCTAATATAGAATGTCCACGCTGTAAGAAGTTACATCCTCAAACTCTGTTCTCACAGGAACATGGGCTATGTGTATATTGTCGAGCCGATGACGCTGAAAAGATTGACCCGATCCCTGATCCAGTTGAACAGGGAGAAGATCCAAAGGAAGAAGGCGCATCATTAAAGGCACAAAAAGAATTAGCCAAACGTATACTTTCACGTAAAAGACTCCTTCCATTTGTAGAGCGTTTTACACCGGATTATCAAGCTGGGTGGGTTCACAAAGATATTTGCAAACGACTTGAGAAGTTTAGCCAAGATGTAGTTGATCGTAAGTCTCCTAGATTAATGTTGTTTATGCCACCAAGGCATGGAAAATCAACATTAGCTAGTATTACGTTCCCCGCCTGGCACTTGGGCAGA